CCATTGCTGTGAAATCTGATGCTAGTTCTGCGTCTGTACGGTCTGCCATTTTAATTATCCTTCTAGGGTTGTGATTCGTGCGGTGAGTGCCTCAATCAAGGCGTTTTGTTCTTGTACGGCTTTTATAAGCGGAATTACAAACATTTCTCTTGAAATATTTTGCATACCATCATCATCTTCAGACCAGCCACCAAAAGTATCTACACCTGCGGTGTCTAGTGCGGCTTTTACTTCTTGTGCCAACATTCCATGCATAACCACTTCGGTGTCTTTTTGATTTTTTTCATTGTAGTCATTAAATTCTTTTGGAATTTCTTTTGAAGGCTTCCAACGATAGGTAACTGTTTTTAAATCCTTAATAAAACTTAAACCAAGAGTATCTTCTTTAATATCTTGTTTAATTCTTTCATCAGAACTTTGCGCCCAATTAGCATTTGAAGTAAATACATTAGTAACAACATTACTTGCTTTACCAAACTTAAAATTATCTCCAACGCCTGTTATCCCTACACCTATTGTAATAGAGTTAGCTGAATCGTGAGCGCAGTCTGAAGCTCTTCCTACACAAATGTTAGAACCACCGCTAACAATAGTTGACCCTGCGGCTTGCCCAACAAGAGTATTGTTTGCACCTGTGGTAGCGGCGTTTCCTGCATTAACACCTATATAAGTATTTAAAATTCCAGTAGTGTGTGAGCCACCCGCATCGCCACCAAAAGCCGCATTTCCATAACCTGTTGTAGTTGCGTCTAAAGTATTCATGCCAAATGCGTCATTTGCTGTACCTGAGGTATTAGACGCTAAAGCGGCATAACCAACTGCGGTGTTGTTACTTGCTGTTGTGTTTGCTAATAAAGCGTTTCTGCCTACTGCTGTGTTGCTTGCGCCTGTAGTATTTGCTTTTAAAACTTCATAACCCAACGCGGTATTACCAGACGCAGTTGTATTGGCGTATAAAGACCTAAAACCAACAGAAGTGTTACCTTGTCCTGTAGTGTTAACGATTAAAGCCGCAAAACCCAAAGCCGTGTTATCAGCACCTGTGGTGTTATCACGCATAGACACATAACCAACAGCAGTATTGTTAGCCGCTGTGGTGTTTGCGAGTAAAGAATCAGTGCCGACTGCGGTGTTTTGAGCGCCTGTGGTGTTAGCGGCTAAAGCGCCCGCACCTATACCTGTGTTATTATCTGCGGTAGTATTCTTATCAAGTGCATTGACTCCCACAGCCACGTTGTAGTCGCCTGTGGTATTACCTTGTAATGCTTGTCCACCTACCGCAGTATTTGAAATACCCGTGGTTGTACTCTCTAAAGCTAATGAACCCACTGATGTGTTATATGTGCCTGTGGTGTTTGCGACTAAAGCATGGTATCCAATGCCTGTATTGTTACTGGCTGTAGTGTTTGCGTACAATGCGCTATAGCCAATAGCAGTGTTTGAAGCCCCTGTGGTGTTTGTAAGTAAAGCGTTATTACCTAAAACAGCATTGCGTATACCTGTAGTAGTTGCGCCTGAAGAAGCATAACCAACAGATACGTTGTCATTACCAGTTGTCATGGCGTCACCAGAAAGACCGCCAATAAGAGTGTTACGAAGGCCAGTGGATACTGCGGCTCCTGCGGCATAACCAACGGCTGTGTTATATACATCAGTAGCTGACGTAAAGTTTTGAGCGTTTAGAGTGTTATATCCTACCGCAACACTATTATTACCTTTGGTGTCACTGGCTAAAGCACTGCGGCCTATCGCTGTATTAAGCGTACCTAAAATGTTTGCGCTTAAAGATGAAAAACCCAACGCTGTGTTGTTAGCGCCGGTGGTGTTAGCGCTTAAAGACTCATAACCAATGGCTGTGTTGAAAGATGCTGTTGTGTTTGCCTCTAGTGCGTTTGTACCCACGGCTACATTGTTTGCTCCACTTGTGTTTGCAGTTAATGCACTTGCTCCTAAAGCTGTGTTATAGCTTGCTGTTGTAACTGTAGCTAAAGCATTAACCCCTACTCCAACATTTTGTGATCCAGTAGTTGTAGCTTTCACTGCTCCGTAACCAACACCAATATTACTGTCACCCGTAGTAATAGCAGTACCTGCCTCATCACCAACAACAGTATTATAATTACCACCGCTTGCAATGCTGTTACCTGCGTTGACACCTGCGCGGAAGTTGCTTGTTCCTGCTGAAGCCGTGATGATATCTGCGCCGTTAGCAAAGGTCACGTCTGCCGCAAAGTTTACAGCACCGTCCACGTCCACGACATCAAGGTTAGTAGTGCCGTCTACGTCTATGTTTCCAGATATGTCTAGTGATGCGGCCACTACATCAGTAAAAGTCCCTGCCGCAGCAGTAGCCCCACCGATAACTGCGCCATCAATAGTACCGCCATCAATGTCAGGGGTGTTCAGGTCCATGTTAGCAACGGCTGTTGTGCCGTCCAACAGGTTGTCAATGTTGTCCAGGTTAGTGTTGATCTTGGTGCCCCAAGTGTCCTCGGACGCGCCAACTTCAGGCTTTACCAGTGAATATGTAGTCGTCGTTGTATCAGCCATTTAAGCGGCCTCCCATAAATTATCGTTGTCGGACGTATTAGCCCAGGTGTTTGTTGTGGGGCTAGTGTCTGCCCAGGTGTTGTCATCTGCTGCGTTATCGATCCAGAGGATCACGCCGCTCGCGCTTGTTGTTGATAGGGCGCTAATCGAGGTTAAACCAGACGCTGTTATGAAGCCGTTAGGCGTGACCTGACTTTCAGCGGATATAGCGGCCTGACCACTAACCACCATAACGCTGCTTGCCGTTGTCGATGACACAGCAGCTATCGCTGTGCTGCCATCTTTAACCCGTAACCCGGTAACAGACATGCCTGACTCTGACGCAATGGCAGAGGCTCCAGTTAAGACTGAAAGACCAGATACTGAGACGCTTGATGCGCCTGCAATTGTTGAAGCCCCTAACCGAATTAAGGTGCCAGATGAACTGACTGTTGAGGCCGATGCAATGGCACTGACACCCTCTTTAATGACTAGACCACTGGCCGTCACCGCCGAGGCTGATGCTATTGTAGAGGCGCCCTCTTCCAGATCAGCCGTCGAATACGCAGCCTGACCATATTTAAACCGACCGTATAACATTCTATGTCAGCGTAATATCAAGATCGCCTGCGGGAATTCTAAACACATCGCCAGTTGCCACAGCCTTGCTTGCAGACAACGTGCCATACGCCATTAGGTTGCCGCTAGTCGCCGCATCAAATACGCCAACGTGACTCACTGTTCCCCAGCTACCAGTAGCCGTTGCAAACTCTTCAGCCGCGCTGTTAGTCGCTAAGTTGCCTGACACACTCATTGCCATTGCCAAACGCGCATAACCGCTACCTGATAGCTCAGTACCACCGCCGGTATCACTAGGCGCTCCAGTGTACAGTCCAAGGTATAAGTTACTTGGCGCTGTATAAGCATTGCCGCCAAATACATGATCTAAAATCTCTGTCTCTAAAAAGTTTGTAAAGCTCATCCTAGTCCTCTTACCTTTAATTTAAGTCCAGCCCCAGAGGTCTTTGATGCCTCGGACTGAAGGTTTAGTTGATTAACCGCTGCACCATACATCTGTGCGAATACCGCTGCCCTTCCGTCTTCCACAAGATAAGGCGCAGAGTGTATAAGCGCCCCGTAAAGATAAAGATCAGGTGCAGACCTTAACAGCCAGTTATATGTTGCGCTGTCACTTAAAGCCGGAACCTGCTGGTAATACAATACCTCGGCGGCATAAGCACCATCCGGGGTCGGGTATAACTCAAACTGCGACTCTGAATGCGTGTAAAACAAGGGCCTTCCAGCAACATTGTCAGCACTCATGCGCTTATCGGCCATCGCCTGTTGGCTGATTAATGACATCGAGGTCGTACCAGTGCCAGTTAGTTGCAGCCTAATGGTCTCTATCCAATCAGAGGGTCGAGTACCGTATTGACCATCAAAGCTAGTTGTAGCCCTGTTCTCCATCTGCCAGTGCCTGACATCACGATTGATCTGAGCCTCTGCCAACGCAATAAACGTCGGAATGATCGCCGTTAAATCCGAGCGATTGAGGTAGTCAGCAATGCTTGTTTTAAGCTCGCTGTAAGTCGTTATAGCCATGT